TTAGCAGAACGCTTAGGCAGAGTGTAGCATTCTATCTCTGAGTCTTTTTGCTCGATCTCCTACTTGCGTAGCCCACTTAGAATCCATCATTTCAACCGCAGCCGTTTCCCATTGTCCAGTGTGTAACGCAGCAAGAAAACGCTTAAACCCACTTAGACGCGGGTAACCTAGATTAAAGCACATATTGGCTAAAATGCGTTGACGGTTATCGTCAAGACTTCGCCACCAGGGTTCTTTCATATCTAATTCTTGGCAAACAATGTTTATGTCGTTATCCAAGCATTCCTTAATTCTGTCCTCGGATATAGGAGTGCCTACTGGCTTTCCGTGTTCTTCGTCTTTTTCCGTTATTAAATGCCCTACCCCCATAGTCGGGTAGCCGAGATGATCTAAATAGATTTCATATTCAAACCCTTCATCGCCAATAAGCTCTTTCATTAACTGGTCTTTATCCATCTTCTTCTTCCTCGTCATCAAGACTACGATAGTATTCCACAATCGCCAGAATATCCCTAGTATAACGTCTAATTTCTGCCATGTTATTGCTGATATTTTCATAATCTTTAGTGGTCAGTGCGTAATAGGCTTGTTTGGGTGCCTTTCCTTCTTCTATCAGTTGCAGGTATTCTCTCATTATATCGGGTGTCAATATCTCCCAATCAAAGTTAACCATCTGCATTTCCATGGGCAATGGCGGATGAAACATAGGCGGTCTTTCTTCTATGTTAACCACCTCAACCGGTTTGGTTTTACTCCCACCAAACTGAAACATGGAACAGGCACTTAAAGTTAGTAGAGTAAAAGATATGAATAAGATTCTAATTGCTTTCATCTACTTTACGATTTCGCCATCTTTTTTTTTAACCTTACCTTCTGGTTCTTCAGGTTTCTCATCGAACTGATTAGGGTCAGTCAACTCTATCAACCCGTCAAAGACACGCTTGGTTGCCTTATTAACCTTACCTTCCAGTAGTTTAGGCTTTGCCATCGCCAATGCGTCTAAATCATGACGAGCGAAAGTCTGCTTGAGGGCATTAACCTCACGCATATTATCTTGGTTCTTTTTGGTCAGACTGTCGATTTGGGCGTAAGTCTTTTGTTGTTGTGCTAAATTCTTTTTAATTTGCTCATTCTGTTTGGTGATCTCACTTTCAAGCACGATGGCATTGCCTTTTAAGATAGCAATTTCATCATTTAGATTACCGATCCAAACGTATGAGCCACTAGCAACTAACAACAATGCTATGCCTAGCCCAATCGAAAGCTTCATTTCCCTGCTTTGTTCTTAGCCTTTCCGATATTTAATGCGAACACATCAATGATCTTGTATAGTTTTCCTATCCATTTATCATCTTTGGGTGTAGGCGTAACGGCTGCTATTGCTGACGCAACGGTAACCACTACACTTATTATTAATGCAATCATTATTAACATATTTGCCTCCTAATCATTAATTATTTCACGACTTGGCACTTCAATACCACACTTTTCTAGGGTGTCTGATGCAACCATTTGCATGACACTATCAGAAATACCTCCCCTTGCAATAATTATTAATGCGTTAGCGAGTTCTATTTCCTTCTCTTTCTGTGTCAGTGGGTTCATATTTCTCCCTCTCTTCAAAAAATAATGGATCAATTGCCACGTAACGGGAACTCGGTCTGCCTCTGCCGTCGGTCTTGAAGGTGCGNTCTTGAATTTCTCCACTGGCTATTAACCTATCAATAATTTCACGNACTTCGCGACGAGGCATGGAACGAAATATTTCATGACGGTCTATGTCGCGCTTAGAGATACCGCCTTCTCCCATTTCACGAATATAGTTTAACACTATTTTAAACTTACTTTCCAATTCACTGCTAGAAACGTATTTGCGGCACGCTTCCACTAACAGACGATCGTAGTAAAAAATGTAATCAATTGCCCATTTGGTAATCTCTGAATCAATCTGCTTGCATTTAGGATTGTCAGCGAGCGCTCCTATCATTGCCAAGCGCATTGCTTTTTCCCGGGTTCTGGATAGAAGCACTTCGAGTCCGTCTTTCTCTAGGATGATCTGATGATCCACCAATACTTTTTCTAGCGAGGCTAAGAGTTCTTTAGACTTGTCATCAAATGGAATAGTTTCTGCATCCATGTGTATCATGCCGTTGTTTCGCACTGATTCTTCAATTAAATCATGAGTCTCACGTACGGTTTTTACCCATCTCACAATAGATTGGGGAGGTTCAATTCCTTCTACCAATTTCCCCACTACTCTGGGTAGGGTGCTTTCACAAACGATGAAACGATTTAAGAAGCCGTCAGCAATTCGTCCCCCTGACAAGGCGCCGTAAAAGTTACGGGGTACCGTCATTCCCAGTAAGGTAACCGCAGGTTGATAACAATAACGATTCATCATGTCACTGATTTGCATGGGAGTAGGCGCTCATCATCGAGTAATTATCCGGACGAATAGTACCGTGGCATCTTCCCCAACATTCCATTAGCACCTGAATACCATCTTCTTTGTTGAAGTTACTGGATTGGTTAATGGATTCTAAACGTTTACCGAACTCATCCATTATGGATATGTGTGCCGGTTTAAAACGCAGTGCTGAAAAAACAGCCCCCGCTGAAGTATAGCCGTCCCCGGCTAGGAGATAATCAGCCTCACTGGCTTCTAGTATAGCTTCAATAACCGTCTTGCTGTTTTCCTTTCCTTGCCCGGATTTGGCAACATTCATGAAAAACAAACTGGAATAATTATTGAGGTCGGTTTTGTATAACCGACCGAGGACGACGCTACCCAATGCAAGGGATGTTTGCATTGATAAGTGTGGTTGCGATACACGGGCTATGTCTTCCCCGTATCGCCATATTTCTTTTAAGATTCCCGGTGCTTCTAACAAGTTATCAGGTTCTTGAATGTCTTCTTTTTTTTCCACGTAAAGTGGCGCGAGTTTCTTGTTGGCTTCGTTATGAGCGTGGGTTTGAGCGATGCTTTTAACAGTGGTGACAATCTCTATATCCGACAACGGAGGAGAATTTTTGAGATTCCATTCATTAAGAATGGAGATGGTTTCTTCGATAGGCAAGTTCATGCCGATGTACTTACCCGCTAATCTAGCCGCTGTATCGTTCCTACTGCCACTAGGCACTCCGTCTAGAGTTAAAGGCTCAGGAATGTTCAGAGTACCGCTGCCGTTCAACATTTTAGAAATGTTGCCGGTGCCTCCGGTAATGATCTCACCTTTGATATTCTCAATGTCTTCCATGGTGAGTTCAGGAAGATCATGAAGATTATGAACGTCGAATCCTTCATCCAGTTTAGGTTCGTAGGTTGCACCACTGGAATGAGTATTGAAAGGAGCGATCACGTAACCGCCTTTTCCTTTTATATCTATTTCTTTTTCAATGGTTACCTTGTCACGACGTGCGGTGTAAAGACCAAAGCCGATGTTGTTCTTGTAGTAAAAGTGAACTCCGCGTCCGGTGGTTACACGAAAAGGAGTGAAGGTTAAATTCTTGGCGCACCAGCCTACGGCTTCCGGCGTGTCAGCGTCCACCACAATGAATTCCCCACAGATCAGAGCGGGGATAATGCCTGTAGCATTTTGAAACCAAAGACGTATCTGTTGGTCAGTGGGGGCAGCTTCGGTTTGATACGCTTTCCAAGGTACGACAGACCTTTTTTCAGCGCGNGTTACTGGTATTACCTTAAAACCGTATTCAACAAATCCTAGGGCAATATCTAAAGCGGAGCTATCCGGGCTTAGGCTCCAGTCAATCACTTTACAAAGCGGTCTGTTCTACCGGTCCGTAAATACTTTCCCAATTCAATTTACCACCGGATTTAGAAATNATTTTTTTTGCTTCCTCAACCCGGGGCTGACGTTGTTTGTAGCGCCAACTACGAATGGTAGTAATTTTAGTATTGAAAAGTTCAGCTGCGGCATCCTCACCTACGAACTCAATATACTCTTTAAGACTCATAGACATTATTTACTCCTTATATTCAAAATGTATATTCAAGGAACTATACATTGTGTTTGACACAAATGCAAATATGATTTAGTATGAGCGTGAACTATAAATAAGGAGAAGCCAATGGCTGATATAACTTCGCGATTCGTAGCCCCATCTAAACTGGTTGAACGTCAAGGCGTTTGTCTTTTAGTTTACGGTGCTGCCGGATCAGGAAAAACAGTTCTGTGTACCACTGCTCCATCCCCTACACTTATTATAAGTGCAGAAGGTGGATTACTTTCTATTCGTAACGCTGATGTGAAAGCGATAGAAGTAAAGTCAGTGGCTGACATTAATGAAATCTATGATTACCTTTACAATCATCCTAAAGAATTCAAGACCGTGTGTTTGGATTCCATTAGTGAAGTGAGTGAGGTGGTCTTAGCTAACGAGAAGGAAAAGACTAAGGACCCGCGTCAAGCTTACGGTACCGTCATTGATGAAATGATGCGTTTGCTCAGGCAGTTCCGCGATCTTCCGATGGACGTCGTAATGACAGCTAAACAGGATCGTTTGCGTGACGAAGGACAGGGAAACAATGTCCTTTATATGCCTTCGATGGTAGGGGCTAAACTACCACAAGCTATCCCTTATCTATTTGATGAAGTATTCGCACTGCGTGTGGATAAAAATGATGAAGGTGAGACTACTCGTTGGTTGCAAACCGAAAAGGATTGGCAGTATGAAGCCAAAGACCGTTCCGGTGTGCTAGACCAATTTGAAGTGTCTGACTTGACTCATATCTTCTCAAAGGTAAGAGATGGTCTCGATAAATCTAAAATAATAAATAAGGAAACAAACAATGACAAAACTTAATTTTGATGTTGAAAAAGTTCTTAGTGAACTACCCGAGGATGAACGTGGCTTTGAACCTTTACCGGACGGATGGTATGAGGCTCAAGTAGACGCTTCCAGTGTTAAAACTACCAAAGCCGGAACCGGTGAATATCTTGAACTGGAATTCGATATTATCGGGGATGATTATAAGGGACGCAAAGTATGGGCGCGTCTTAACTTAAAGAACCCTAATAATCAGACCGTGGAAATAGCGCAAAGGGACTTTGCAAAATTGTGTAAAGCAATTAAACTTCCTTTTGTAGAAGACTCTGCTGAATTGCATGGCAAGCCTGTGCAGATCAAGGTCACGTATAGAAAAGGTGAGGGAGAGTACGGTCCCACAAATGATGTACGCGATTACAAGGCTTCTGCATTGGGTATTGGTATCCAGAAGACTGAGGAAAAAGACGAAAGTTCTCAGACAAAACCATCTTGGTCCAACACCTAATCTTCCAAACATAGGGGGCGTTTTCACTTTTTCGCCCCCTCCTTTTTCATGTTTGTACTGAGGGACTATCAAGAACGAGCCATCGGTTCGATCTACGATTACTTTGAGAGCAACACCGGCAATCCGTTGGTGATCATGCCGACCGCCAGTGGCAAGTCCATTGTGATCGGTGATTTTATTCG